ATCTAACAAATTTTTTAGTAACTGATGAAAAACCACGATCTCCTAACCAAAAATATGAATCAGGAGTTCCACTTGAATTTGGAGAAAATGACATAATTGTTATTATAGAATCACCAACATTTGCGCCTGGTTGATGATTTAAATTGTATGTATTATAAGAAGTACTGATTGTAGAAATATCAAACGGAGTTGAAAGAGTGTGCTCGTATGTTATATTATCACCACTAGGACCTACATATAATTTATCACCATTATGATTCATTACGGCGCGAGAGGGTTGACCTGAAGAGGGTGTAACATATTCTGATTTGTAAACAGTACTTAAGTCATATGCTGTTTCTAAATAAAATGCTATAACGTGATCTTGTGGTGAACCACTACCATCTACGCCCATTAAAACATGGCCATCCGAATAAAACCTTGGGGTATTTATGTTTGGACTAGTATCTGATGTCCAAGTAGCTGCTTCAAATGTGTGTATTAAAGTTTTTGTTGATGTTAAATCATATGGTGTACTTAATGTAAATGTCCATATTTTATGGTTTGTTCCTCCATAAAAATATGGAGCATACACTTTGCTTCCATCATCATTAAAAAATAATCCACCATAGTTACCAATATAAGAGTATCTAGCTATAGAGATAAAGTTAGTATCAAATCTTACATTTTGATCATAACCGTTATTAGTGATACCCGTTAAATCCCATGGTGTCGATAGTGATATTCTACGCATATAATCATAACCACTATTACCTTCTGTATAAAAAAGATAATTACCATCATGTGACCATGCATGTTTATAAGCCCAATCATAACTTCCAACATACTCTGTTTTTGTACCTAGACTTCCTAATGATGGACTAGTTTTAACAGATCCCCTACCTCGCATTACAACAGATATTTTTTTAATCTCTCCTCCAGACGGAAAGTTAGTCATAGTCAATTTTTCTTTTAATCTAGCTTTATTAGTGCCAGGATTTGGAATATGAAAAATATTTCCTGTGCTTAGGTCTAAATTTAGATTACCTTCACGAGTACTAAAAACTCCACCATCGCTATCAGTTAAGTCTGTAGCTTGTATCAATGGACCATCAGTAATTACAGTTTGTCCAGTAGATCCTAATTTAAATGGCATCTTTAACCTCTATATAATTCTTTAGCATAATAAGTATCTCCAGAGTCAGGAGTCATAAATTCTAAATATAATGTTTCACCTGTCAATGGAAAGTCCGGCATCGCGCCATTTTCAAAGTGAACATAAGGTGGGAATGTAAAACTTTCAGGAACAACATGTCCAGCGCTGTCAGTAAAATTATATTTGTATAATCTATCACCCAAAGTGTAATCAAAAAGAAAAGCTACATGATGACCACCTGGTCTTATTTTAAAATCATCAAAAGATAAAAGCCCACTTGTTGATTCTTTAGTTTTATATTCGAATGTATCAGCATATGTTGTACCTATATGCCATGGTGTTTTCCATCTATATGTTCTCATTAAACCAGTATTTACTAATCCATCATAATAATTTCTTCTTAAGTTTTTATAATCAGGATCAATTCTAACACTGCCAAAGGCACCATAACTTGGAATAATAGTCCAGTTGCCATATGACTGATACTCAATAGTACTAGAATTATAGTCCCATGGTTCACTTAATGATACAATAGCTGTATAATTTCTATCACCACCAATAAGTTCTCTACCGTCTCTTCTAAATTCAAACCATAGTATGTCAGGATTATATTCATATTTCGTAACTTGAATGTTGTCAAATGCTATAGTACCACTATTCGAACTCTTTTGGAGTTGAATTGTATGTGACGTATGTGTAGCAGTAAAGGTGAAGTTAAAAGACCCTGTTGAATTGCTAACTTTGTAATCAGCTAATACACTACTATCTGGATTGAGAATATATACTCCATTCGTAGTACTAGAGTAGTTTTGCGTTATCTGAAAGTCAACTATATATACTTTACCTATTTCAGTAGTAAACGTCTGTTCCGCTGCTGCACCAGTATTAACACTACTAAAAAGAGTTCCGTTGTTACCCCAACTACCATAAGGCACTGTCCAACCAGTAGGTGGATTAAAAGTGCCATCAGCAAATGTGCCGTTTGTTACTGAATTTGAATTCAAATAACTGTTGGCACCTGGAACGGCTGGAAATTGAAAATTAGTTATAGTACTATCATGTGTTGCAGTTCCTAAATCAAAAGGAGTTGATAAGCTATATTGGTGTAGTGAATATGGATTACTGGAATTACCTTCTAATATATAAAACCAGTATCCATCTTCACTAATTCTAATTTGTTGAGTATACCTGCCACTTACAGCTGATTCGCGAAATTGGGCGGTTGTACTTATGTCATCACTATAACTTACTGTACTAACACCCCAAGGAACGGTATTTGTGTAATATAAAATTCTTTCCTCATCATCATTGCCTATATACCAATGCAAACCATCTGGGCTAATATCAAATTTTGTAGCTTCTCTTCCACTGCCAAAACCGTTTGGAACGTACCAGCCTATCTGAGTAAAATTTCTTCCCAAACCAGATACGCCTGATCTACCAGGAATTTCCATAATAAAATTATTTGGTAAATTTTTAGTTCTATCTGATTTTTGGTCAAAAATTAAGTAGTTTGAACTACCACTAGAATATGTGACAGCAGGAGGCGTTTGCTTTATATAATGAGCAGCGCCCGTTTCTAAAATAGATCCACCTCCACTAAAAGCAGAAACAGCACTATCATAGTTACCTGTTGTAATATTCTTTGTAGAATTACCAACAGGTATTTGTAAGTCATCATTTACAACAATGTCGTTATTAATTTTCAGCGCCATAAAGATAACCTCTAGTAATCAGGAAAAACATTAGGTGGACAGTTCTTCATATATATAGATCCATACCATGATGGTGGGTCATTTAATATTCCAGATCCGTAACCTGAAGTAATGGTTGTAAATTTAAAAATTTGAGTCATACCATCCCTTAAACCAGCATTAGAATTGTTTAACGTCAATTGCTGATTTTCAAATCTAACTTCGCCAGAAGAACTTCTAATAGATGGATTCCATGTACCAGTCGCATCATTTGCAGCATCTTGGTAATTATGCCATATTAAATAAAATTCTAAAAATTTATTAGGCATAGTCAAAGCTGGATTTCGAAATAAGAAATTAACATAACCACCAAAGTTAATGTTAATTCCAGCGTAATATGGATTTACACTGAATATATTTCCGGTCTCTAAATATAGATCATATCGTCGACTGCCTACACTAGGAGAATTAATTACTTCTTGAACTCTACCAGATCTGCCTGTTAGATTACCTTGGATTATTCTAGTATCTGTTATAGCTGTTTTGAGTGTTGCACCGCTTCCTGTCTTAAAAGCCATATTAAACTCCGTTTTTCAATTCATCAAGCTCAGCTTTTAAATCCTTAATTGCTTCAATAAGTACACCAACCATTTTACCATAATCAACAGACTTCATGCCTTCGTCATCTGTTTTTACAACTTCAGGTAAAACTTCTTCTACTTCTTGAGCAATTACACCTACATGCTTATCTACATTTCCAATTTTATTATATCTTACACCACGTAGCGATTCTACTATTTCCAGACCATGTTCAATAGTTGTGATGTTTTCTTTTGTTCTCACATCAGAAACAGATGTAATATCACCCTGAACTGTTAAATCATCACCAGTCCATGTAGAGTTTAGTGTACTAGTACCTGTATATAATCGTAAATAAGATTGCGTTACATCAAAGTGGGCTCTAGCTGTTCCGCCATCTTTTAATCTGATTTGACCACCGTCTGCATCTAAATTAATGTCAGCTGAAGCATCTAATGTAAGATCTGTAACTGAGTTAAGCTCTAAAGACCCTGGAGAGTTGACATTAAAACTCTGTGAAGCAGTAATATTAGCACCACTAATATTCCAAATAGTAGATCCATTATCTTTTAATAGCCAACTGCCGTTAGATGCATCAAGTGTAATAACAGTAGCATTGATGTCTAATGTACCTGATCTTGTAATATCGGATGGTAAAGCATCGAATGAGCCACCAATTAATGATAATGTTCTAGCAGAGTCAATAGCATCGATATCTACACTTCCACCTAGTGAAACACTAGAACCATTAACTGTAATACTGCTATTAGCAAGTTGCGCATTTGAGACGCCACCAGATTTAATACTTACTGAACCGCTTGATGTGCTAAATGACGTACTATTAAATGAAGCTATACCTTTATTTGTAGTAGTAGCATCCTCACCAGAAATAACGCCTGAAGCAAAGTCTATACCCTCACCAGCACTTATGTGAGCTCTTACATCAGCAGCACTAGGCCCAGTGTAAGTAATTACACCCGTACCACTGTTATATGTTAAAGACCCATCACCACCAGCATCTGTTACACTTACAGCACCTCTAGCAAGTTCAATAACTTCAGCTGAATCAACAATATCAACCGTAATATTAGAACCAAGATTACCAGATACACCATTTACAGAGAATGTTGAATTTGTTATACTAGAATTAGGAATAGATGCAAGGCTAAACTCACCTCTTGCAGAGTCATAAGCAATACCAGTAGACTCTACCGATTTCATAACAGATTTAATGAGTGGAATAGTACTACCAGAGTCAAAAACGTCAATGCTTCTATCATCACCTAAATCAAATTGAACACCATTAATTACAATAAAGTTATTAGCTAGCTTGCTATTTGCAATGACTTTATTAGGTATACCTGAAACTGCACTAGAATCACCAAAGTTACTATCGATCATAGACTGAATTAAATCAGAGTCCATTAAATCAACAGAGAATGTATCACCAAGATTTACATCTGTACCACTTGGATTTTTAGTTGATGTAACAGTAAATGCTTTCGATGAAGATGTTAAAGCTCCTGTAACATCTAATGCACCAGTAACACTTAAAGGTCCATCGACTGTTGCAGAATCCAAAGTGGTGACACCTTGAACATCTAGATCGCCAGTTACTGTAGCAGCATCAGCAGCTAGATTATCGATATTTGCTGTACCGTCTACATATAGGTTTCTCCACTCTTGACCAGAACTACCTAGGTCATAAGTGTTATCTGTATTTGGAATAATATGTGAATTAACATCAGCGTTAAATACAACATTGTCAGTATTAGTATCACCAAGTGTAACTGATCCAGCTGAACCAGCTTTGAAGTTAACAACACCATCAACCGTCAGTGTACCATCGATCTGAGCATTTCCTTGAACATACAGATCTTGTGTATTTAATTGAGTATTATTAATAGAGTCTAATCTACCATCAAGTTCTGCAATGGCTGTCGACACAGTACTCGCTGTTGTACCCATTGCTCCTGATGTAATAGTACCAAGTTCAGCATCTAATTCATTAATTGCTGAAACTACATCGGTTGTATCAGCTGTTGTAAGTGATGTTCGTGTGCCTACATTACTGTCTAGACTGTTTATAGCACCAACTATCGTAGCGGTTGAATCAGTATTCAACAACGCAAGATCGCCGACTGAGTCAACTAGTCTGTTAAAACTAGTTCTAAATGTATTAAACGTCGAACTTAAATTTACTGGTGGTATCTTAGCCATTTGAATTCTTCTCTAACAGTTGTTGCAGCATGTTTTTAATTTCACTAACATCATCCTTTAGCTGTTCAATCTCTTCATCTTTTGTTTTTAACTTTTCAAGCCGTTCTTTAGCTGCTTTTATTTTGTTACTATTTATGTTAATTAGAGCACCTGTTTCAAGATCCCTTACTAAATCTGGATAACTTTCAACCTTCATAAATTTAGACATAACTCACCTAGATTGTTGATATGATTCTAAGGTTTTTGAACATAGGAACCTTTGTAGTAATTTGAGAGTTCATAACAATTTTAACTTGGAACTGATCAAACTCAGGCAAATCAAATTGAGTAAAGAAATATTCTTTAAATGCAAACGTATCATTCGTTGCCATGTCATCATAGTTAGATCTATTCGCAGTTGTTTGATTTGTATTAAACTTTGTCCATTCAATTTCACCAATTGGTGTTTGGTCATTTGAAATTGCAGTTCTATACCATACGCTAAATCCAGTCTGACTAGGTCTAAAGGCATCAACAAATACTTTCATTGATGTAGCTTTTTCTTGTAGTGTCACAACTTTAGTAATATGTCTAGCCAAAGCAGATGCAGCAAATGGTGCGGTTTCAGGAATAAATGGAATTGTGTTAATAATATTAAATCCGTTCGATCCGTCGCTATCATAACCTGTGGCACCTGCAAATGCTCCTGCAGAATCTGAGTTATCAATTAAATGGTGTAGAGTTGAAACTGATGAGGCATTTAAATTAATATAAGGAGCTGTGTTCTGATTTAATGTATTCATATTAACGCCAATTTTCATAGACCCTCTATAAAGGTTTTTATCAGAATCTTGGAATCTATTACCAATTACACCCGGTCTATGAGGCGTTTGCCATCTGTTCAAATCAAAGTTTTTTGTTGTCACTTTATACGCAGCATCTGTTGTACCATATGGTTTAAATGATCTATACTGAATAAATGACTTAATGGTTGATGCATCAGGAATACTAATTGGCATATTAACTTTAAACTGGTCAAAGACCTGTTGTCCTTCGGCAAACATTAAATTTCCGCCAGATCTAATATCTGAATCAGCAGCAGAGTCAGCTGTAATAGTATAGCCAAACGGATCGCGATCAGCTATTGTTCTTTTTCCTAAAATACTACTTCCTAACATACCAGCGTAAGATTGAGAAGAGTCTAATCCAGACAATCTAACTGTATCACCATTCATCATACCATGATTAGGATGTAATACCTTTACTTTATCACTAGTTGAAGTAAAAAATAATGGATTACTTTCTAATGTATTAGTTGTTAATTTTTCTGGTGCAGGAACAGATGCTCCAAATTTAGCTACTGAATTTGTTTTTCTAAACTTGGCTTTATATAATTTAAAAGTCAAGTCACGTTTTTGTTCTGGAGTCCAAGTAGTACCATTTGCAGAACTAAAGAATGAACCAACATATGGTTGATTTGTTACACGTTTTTCTGTTGTACCATAAACAAATTCACCAAGTTCAGCAGTCCAAACTTGATAATCTCCAGGGGAGGCATTAGTGTGAATAACCAGCGCTATCTCAGTATTTTCTGGTACATATAAAGGAGATTCAAATGTAAATTTAGTTTCCCCGGTTGTAGCATCAAAGGCAGTAGCTGCTGTAATATCCGCCCGTGCTTTACTTGTTATCGTTCCTGGATAAACTTGCAAACCTGAAGGATTACCGCCCTCAGTCATAGGTCTAAGCTCTATATTTACCGGTAGATTAGGAGAAGTTACAGCAGGCTTACTGTAAAAATAAAGACCAACACCAGTTAAAACAACTCCACCTGGTTCGGTAATCCTAATAGATTGAGCTACTGGATTTGTAACTTGTGTCAGATTTAAGTATTGTGTCATTATTTTTTCCTATTAAACTACTTCACCGTTTTCTCTGATGAATTGTACTTCTCCGCCTACAGTATCGAATAATCCCATCCAGAACTTTTCTACAGGTTTAAATATCCAACCATATTTATTTTCGCCATAATACCATTTACCATAACAGACAAGAGGGTCAGCAAATGTTTTAGTTACAATCCATTTAGCTGCTTTTGACTTACGCATCATGGGAACTAAGACTTCAGCCACTTTATAATAACCTCGTCTATTTCGTTCCGTCATTTTTTCATCGCGGTATCTACGAACTACTTTGTCCATAGTTCCATTACCATAACGTGCTTCTAACATAATAAAGCAACAGAGAGCAGCAATAACACCAACAACTGCGCCGGCAATGCCACCACCAACAACTGACGTGGCAGCGGCCGCGGCAATCGCTGCACCTACAACAGCACCTTTAACTGCTTCGTCTACAACAGAATCGTTTCCATTTCCAAATAGTCCATCATCAATCGGATCATCATCTGGAGGAGCACTCCAGTACTTATCTGTATCTACAGTAATGCTGTTAAAGTCATCTGGCTCAACATGGGGCAGGGAACAATCATTCCCTTCATCAACTGGTGGAATATCTTCTTCAGTATCTGGTCCTTCAGGAATATCTGGTTCACTAGGACCAGGTGGTTGCTCTGGCTCTGGCTCTGGTTCAACATATGTTCTAACAGTTTCAGTCCATGTAACAGTACGTGTTCCAGTTCTTTTCACTTGATAGTAATCAATTCTGTAATTTTCAATGCCACCATCACTTGTAAATTCTTGAGTTGCCTGTGATGTACTATTTGTTGGATCAAACTTACTAATATCCAAAACAGTAAAGTTTCTCGTTCCTGCTGGGAATGATAGCGCATCATTACTCTGCATATAGAACACGCCCTCAATTGTTCCAGTGTCATCTGAATAAATTTCTGATGTAGGACCACCTAAAGCTGCAGGAAATCCTGTTTCATCTACATATTTTTCACCTGGATTTCTTCTTGCATCATCCTTTGAAAGACTATAAAAATCTTCAACTGTAACACTATCAGTACTTACATAGTTTGTAACATTAACATTATCAAAAAAGAAGAAATGACGTTCATTTGGTCTCAAACCAGATACTCTAAAATAAATGAATTTAGGTCTAGCAATAGTTACATCATCAAAACCAGTATAAACTGATCTAGACTTTGTAACATAATAAGTATAACTTTCTGTACCTGATCTTGTTACAGTGCTTGTTACATAAGGCATTCGTTTCTCCTATTAGTACTGTGTACTATTATCGTAATCTGATAGGTCACCATTTACAGCAACTTCAGATACGCTTCCATTATTTACTGTTCTTCTAATATAATAGTTATCATGATCTGGAATCATTTCTAACGTACCATTAAATCTTGCTAATTGTTGACCATTTACAAATGATGGCGAAGATGCTACAGCCTGATCAATTAATACTTCTTCATCAAACTTTGGATATATAAGTGCACCATATCTCTTAGTACCATTTGACATATCAGAGTCATAAAACAAACTAATATCTCGTTTTAACGCTCTAGGTAATAAAATGCCCTCTGATCTTTTTAAGGCAGCTTTATAGTCTAGATTAGGAGTCACCAATGACATTTTGTGTGTTTCAAAGTTATCGGCGAACAAACCAATCGAAATTCTTTCTAGACCATTTTCATCAACAACTGTAAGATTAGTAGTATTTAATTCTGCAAGAGTGAGTGTAGAAATAACTTCTAGATTATCTATTCGCTTTTCCAAATTGCGAATATCAGTCATCTTGTAACCCTTATTGACTATATCAAGTCGAGTATAGTCATTTTTAGTTTTTGTATAAGGATTTAGGAAGACGTAATTTAATCCTAGATAACCAGCTGGAATCTTAGGAGCTTTTGCAAAAGCCTCACCAGCTTGTGTTGCAACTCTTTCAATTCCACCATTTTCATTCATAGCTAAAAGATCAATACGGCCTGTATAGTAATCTACTTCGCTAATAGAAACAATATCTCTGTTTCTAGGAATTCTCAATCTTTTATTAAATGTGCCACTAGAGTTAATAGAAGATCTGAAATCAATTACATTAGCTAAATTTTCTTTTCTAGAAGTATTTTGGATAGTAAAATCAGGTATAGTGCTATAATCTATTCCATTATAAGAATTCACACTATAAAAATCACCTGATCCATGTAGATAATAACTATATGAGACCGTTACAGTTCCTGCAGGTGGAGTATAACCTGTAATTAGTTTTAACGTGTCAGCTCCATAATAACTAGAGCTCGTTTTCGTATTTAGCGTAAATTTATATGTAATATTTTCATTTGTCGTATCATCGATTACACTAGTAATTTTATGAACATCAGTTTTAGATAAAGTTGCAACACGATTTACTACTGAAATTGATTCACTGTGCGTATCATTAGTTTTTGGTATACTTGTTCCAGTAGTATTTACATAAGCTAATAGTGACACGTTTTTACTTGCTGTCAAACCCGAGATTTTGACTTCAGTAGTACCAGCACCGCCACTATCAATAGTTAATGACGTTGTAATTTCACCAGCGCTGTCATATGATAAAATCCACTCTGCCTCATCTGCAAAATCTTCATCAGAAGCGTTTGTTTGAAATACAGCTTCACCCGCACCATTTGTTGTGGTTGTTAACACATCACCAACTGTCAAACTTACAGAGCCAGTTAGTTCCTTAGCAAATTTGCTAGGTAGTCTAAACAACATTGATGTTTGATCAGGATCTATAAGTTGTGATCTATTTTCTATTAAATCAATATTGGCTAAGTTAGCTGCATTAGAACCAATACTTTTTACTGTACCAACATCTCTTAATGTGCCTGATCCGTTTGAGTCTACATTGATATCAAAAACATGAACTCTAAAGTTAGAACTATTTACTTTATCAATAGATCTAATTCTAGCTGTACCTAAAAGTGTACCTGTCAAATCAGTGCTATCATATAAATTTACTGTGCTATAATCACCAACTTTAGAAACTAAACCTTTTAAGTTTGATGAAGTAACAGGAAAATAGTTGCCATAATTAGCTGCTACATTTTCAGTGGTAACAGTTCTTTTATCATTAGTTCCTCTAGGTTTTGGAACACGAATAGTAGTATTATTACTCTTTTCTATTCTATAACCATTTACAAATGCTACACCGGGTTTAATCACATAACGTAAATGATCGTCGCTACTATCACTTAATACTTCTAAATTGAATTTATTTTTCTCATCAGCGATAAAGGATCCAGTAATATCATCAGTTCTTCTAGCTAATGTATCACCAAGTTGGTTCAAAATGTTATCACTATACTGTAGTGCCTCAATGTCACCGTTTCTAATACGAATTAGCTTAATAAATGTATCTGTTTCTTCATTAATATTACTTAATAAATCTAGTGTTAATCTTATTCTATAACGATCTGCACCAGGTGAAGTTAAATTTGGTGTGGAGCCAGCATTATCGTACAGAGCAAGATCATCAGATACTGTTACTATTTCTTCACTTACTTTATAAACTAGTGTATCATCAGGCTCATTAGAGTATTTGGAAAGTACTAGTGATTGTTTTGGAACAAATACAAAGTGACCAGATTGGAAAACCTCTGTACTTGGAACATTAATCATCGATGCTCGCCCAAGAGCAGGATTTGCAACGGTGTTTGTCGTTTGAATTGTTAATGTGCCAAGATCTGTAGATAGATCCTGACCAGCACCTAAGCTAATAAACGTTTTTGTATCAGAATTACGTGATTGATCGTTAGCATCTACAATACTATAAAGAATGGTCGCGGGGTCACTTCCTGTTGCAGGTATTACTTTTAAAATGCTAAGTTTAAGGCCTAATGGGTTTGTAGCATAAGTATTTTCAAGTGATGCGTAATTAGTTGGTAATGCATTTGTCGATGTGTCTAACTTAGCAAAGAAAACAGAAAAATCTTTAAGTTGAGCAGTACCTAAGTTACCGCTAATAATACTACTTTCTTTAAAGAGATAACGTCCCAGTCTTTCAATTTCTTTATTAATAATAGTTTGCAACTGAGTAAGCTCGCGAGCTTGTAAAGCGCGGCCACTATTAAAAATAATTCTATGATAGTTGTCACTATCACGAAAGTCATCTTTGTAGTTACTTAGAAACGTATTTTTTAAAACTGTAGTAGCCATAATCTACCCTTAAAGTTGAATAATAATTTTTACATCTTCAGTCTGATCTGTAGATCTTGTCACCGAAAGGTTTCTATTATCTATATAGAGCATTTCACCTGAATAAGCATCAAATCCTGGATTTACACTTGCTGAATCTGCAGTTCTATTAGCTGTAGCAGTTGCAGTAGTCACAATCTCACCATCTGTAAATGGTTTAAATCCGGTTGTTTCATTTTGGTGATACCAAATTGTATTTGAGTCATCATAGAAATCAATAACTGCTTTTGCACTAGACGAAGCACCAGTAATAGTCTGATCAGCTTGGAAATTATCAGATGCAGATAACTTCATTTGTTTCAGCGCAAGAGCTGTGTTGCCGGTAAACGCAGCAGTAGAATCATATTGTAAAGGATTTTTAAGTAATGCAAGTTGTCTAAAGTCATTACCAGTTACAAATACACCCTCTTCATTACCATCAGCAAGAACATTAAAGTTTACAGCTCTAGCTCTCAGATCTCTTGTTGGATCAGCACCTAACCCGCTAGGAGCAGAGAAGACAGGAACAATACTTGCTCCAGTACCACCCCCGCCTGATATAGTCACGTTTGCATAATCATATCCTGTACCAAATGGAAAACCACCCGCACTCTCGTCAACTTCTACAGCACCAATGGTATTTGATGAAGTAATAACCGCTCGGGCGTGAGCACCTGAACCATTACCTACAACAGTAATTGTAGGAGCTGAGGTGAAACCACTACCTGCATCAGTAACTCTGTAACCAACGATTTGTTTTGGATTTGCGGCTTGTTGTACTAAGTATTGGGCATAATAAGCATCTGATGGTTGAGCTGAATCAATTAATTGAATGGGCATAAAGTTAGCTGTCAAAAAGCGAGTAGCATCACCAGCTGAAATAGTATACAAATATTTCCATACATAACCATCATCTAGTACTGTTAAAGTGGTAGCAGAAGTACTAGTAGGTTGTACAGTAGATGTAACAGCATTACCGTTTGAATCTTTACCCTGACGAACACAAACATAAACGTTATTTTCATCTGTAATAACATAATAACGTGCGGCTTGACCTACTGAGTTATCGTTGTACTGTTGATAAGTTGTACCCGATGACCAGTTATATCTTGTTACAACTAGTGAAGTATCTAGCACAGCTTTAATTGACTGCATCTTATATCTGAACTGACGAATTTCGCGTTCAGTATTAGTAGGTGTTGGAGGAGTATCAGTACTATCCCAAGCCTCTGATGCACCAAGTGCAATGTAATATCGATTAGATGAATCCTCAAACTCTGTAAGAAGAGAATTTACTAATTGATTTTTAACTCTATCTGTAATTATTGCTACCATGTTAGATTCTCATTTATGAAATTGAAATAAGAGTATCGGCCGAATCAGCAGTACCCAAATAATGCCAATTTTCTTCAACGCTCTCCCAGATTAGTTGCGCTAATGCATTTTGGCCCATAGTCATACTTGTACCAAATGCAAAACTACTTGATGTGATAGTAGCATTTGCTGTACCACGATTTAAAAGAATTTTTAATTCACCATTTTCTGTACCGTCTTCTAAAGAATAAGAAGAAGCGCCAGTTGGATTTAATATAATAAATGTGTCTTGTGACATATCGCTGTCACCTACACCCAATTGTTTACTCGCAAAGGCAACTTTACCAAGACGAACCACACCAGTTCCTTTTGGTTCAATGTTAATACCTACATTTGTGTCAGTACCAGTAGCTGAAATTGTTGGTCTATCCCCAGCTGCAGCATTAGCTAATGTTAATTCATTAGTAGCTAAACTGGTTGCAGTAACTTTAAGAAGTTCAGCACCGTTAACATCTAAAAGCGAAGTATTAATCTTTGGTGATGTTAATGTCTTATTTGTGAGTGTTTGTGTCTGAGCATTAAATGTAAGTGTATCACTATCAGCAAGAAGCGGTAAGTTGACATTTATATCTTTTGTTGATAAGTTAGCAGGTTTAAATTCATAATTATGACTTGCATCAGCATCAGATATAATCAATCCATTAAAGATTGGATTATTAAGAGTCGCACTATCCAATGTTTTATTTGTGAGTGTTTGGGTAGCGCTATTAACTGTAACTTCTCCAGAGGAATCAGGCAAAGTAAACACTAGTTTAGAATCACCTTCAGTATGCGTAAGAACTGTATTGTTTGTAACACCTACAAACTCTAAACCACTGTCACGTAAACGAACAGATGTTGTAAGAGATGTACCAGAATCACCTCCACCAAATTGGGAGTACAATTCTACAAAATTCTCATTAATTTTAGTACCAGCTGTACGAAGTGTATCACCTGTTCCATCATTGGCAGTTGAGCCGGTATTAATAATTTGCCTTGCCATAGGGTTTCCTCAATTTACTTAAGAGTATTTATAATAGTTTTTAGTATGTTCCAATTGAATCATACCAATCCTGATCCAAAGTTTGTTGTCTTCTAATAGTATCCATAGTGACTGAGTGACCATCTGAATCATTGTCATCCATTGTTGGAAGAGACGGTGAAGAAGCAGCAAGAATGCTTGGATAGCTGCTTAGTTCAGTAATTGACATATCAGAATCAAATGGTAGTAGATCTGTGCGATATGTTGTTTCAGCACTATCAATCAATCCTGTAATATCTGAAGATGGCTGTATTGTAGCATCTTCAGTAGCAACACCAGTTGTAACAACAGATGTAGTAACAACCCTAACAATCTCTGGCATTGCTGTTGATATCGCATTATTTACAGCCTCAATTTGTACTTGTCCTGCAAGATACATACCAGCAGGATGAACAAACAATTTATATACCTCTCTCCAAGTGTCAATTGGTATATCAGATTTAATAAGAATGGATAATACTTGATATAGTTTATCGTCTGTTAAAAATCTTTGAGATTCGGCACCAATTTTCGATGCTTGAGTTACATGTTGTTCACCTGCAGCATTACTGCTGTCTAATGAGTAATCAATTAATGGACCTATTTTAAACACTTGTTCTTTTGGATAGATAACTTCTGGATCAGAACCAAAGAAAGCTCTAAAGAACTGCTGAATACTATATCGAGTACCTTTAGATCTGTAAAGAATATTAGAAAACTTTGAAGCTTCACGCTTATTGATAAATCCACCAAAGTAAGCTTGACCTAAAAGAATTTCATCTTCAATATATTGTAATAGTTCAGTATCAACCTGTGTTAAATCTCTCGAGCGATATAAATCTCTTACCTGTTGGTCTGGATTACCTGTTTCTTCCATCCATGCGTAATAAGCTTCTAGTAAAGCAATAATATTTGGATATTCATCAATAAAGTGCTCAGGCAATACTCTAGTAACTTCAGATCGCTGAAGATTCAAATCTCGTCTATTATTATCTCTGAGTGTTTTATCTAATTGTGACATTAATCATTCGCTGCTGTTATAATTGCGTTAGCTGCTGATACATCAGGATCATAAACTAATATATTATTTCTGACTGGAGCAATAGAACTTTGATTTGCTGGTACTACTGACAATTTAATATAATTTACTGAACCAACAATTGATGAAGGTGTAAAATAAGTAAGTGTTATTCTACCTGATGTAGCATCATAGTTACCAATATTATCAACAATAACATCATTAGAACCATTTGCAATAATTTGCAGTTTGTTACTACTTAACGCGTTTTGTATTCTGCATGATACACCTTCATATATAAATGAAGAACTAGTAACTCTAAGATTCACATCATCAGGTGCAGCAATAGCAACAGGGAATCTTAATGTAAACCTATTTTCATTTGCGATACTACTAATACTAGTTCTGATTGCTGTATAAGAGCTAGTAGAATATTTAGAGATGAGAGAGGCTGCACTATTAAAGTTTTTATCATTAACTAATCTAATTGCCTCATTTAATTCTGCTGTAGGAATTGTAAAGTTAGTCAGTGTCTGTATTGTATTAGCAATTGATGGAGCAGTTGGAATAAATCTTTGCTGCATCTTAACTTCAGCTCTCGATGATAAAATAGCTGGATTTGATTCATCAATAAGTGTTAAAAGATTAGAACGTCTAAATGCCTGGTCAAATCCACCAGTATTATTAGTAAAATAATTATTAATAATATCTAGAACATTAGATTGCACAGCATTTACAGTTAGTGATGTTAGCTTTGGATT